GTGAGCATCATATTGCTTTGCCCTACAATCATTCTATAAAGAAGTAAGTCTCTTGCTTCAACACGCTGTTCAATGCGATCAAAGGCACCTTCATCTAATTCTTCTAGATTGTTAAACACTAATTGTAGTTCATCCAACTTCTCAAGTAGTTCTACAGACTCTTTGTCCGGAGATATATCTTGATCGTTTTCTAATGCTCGGATAAAATCCATTACTTGCCTCGGGCCATTGCTCTTGCTTTTGCGTCAATCTCGTCATCACTTGGACCAGCGTCAAAATCATCTTCTGGCTCATCTACTGGTTCTGGATCTTTAACTACCGGCTTAATTGGGCCAGTCTTTTTAGCAAGTTCAATAAACTCCATTGCGTCCTGTTTTGAACAACCACTATCTTTTAGTAGTTCAGGCAAGGTACGTGGTCCCCACGTTGTGCCAAAGCGTGTTAGCGCATCACCAAATGCAGACATTCTATTTGACTTTGCAATTTCTTCGTCTGGTGTAGTTTTTGTTATCTTCATCTTTGCACTTAGGTCCATTAGTGTGCGGCCCATTGTTGCAAAGTGTTTTGTCTTAGGATCATCACCGTAGTTAGATTCTGTTACTATCTCATTCATTTTCATTGTATTAGTTTCCTTTTAGTTCGGTTGCCATCTAGAGCGTGGAACCAATTTAATCTTTGATTTTTGAGCAACGTAACCTTCACCGCCGCGTTCGTCGCCTGTTGATGCTTTAATGTCTGCATCAGCATCGTCTAGTTGATCTATAATATCATCCTTTGCTAACATAATTTGTTTTACCAAACCAAATATAGCTAGAAGTGCTTGTGGCGACTCGTTATGCATTGCCTGTATCTTTGCCTGCTTGTTAGCACTAACCTTACTAGTGCCTAGCCAATCAAAGAATCCCTTTTCAATATTCTGTAATTGTTTTGTTCGTGTCATATGGTTAACATAGGTATAAATTATGTTCTTCATATCACTTAACCCTTTCACCGGAGCAAGGAATGAATCAATTAATTTTCCATTCTTTTGTACCAGCTTACGTATACTATCTGTTTCGCCTGACTTCACAGTTGGCTGATGTGATACATAAGTTTGCCCTAGTACTACAACATCTTTACTGTTTAGTTCACCTACTTGGTTAACTGGCTGTCCGTCTTTGTCTCCAAAGGCATTATATCTTGTGTGTACTGTAACTCCTACTTTAGACTGAGCAATGCGTTTGCCCATGTCACTGTTAACATCTACAGTATAAGTTACTTTGTTTGGTGTAAATTGTATTTTACCATCTGTTATTGTATATGGATTACCTGGATGGTATAATAAGTCTCCGTATACATATTGGTTTGTACTTGGAGGAGTTGAGCTTTTTAGTATGTCAAATATCTGTGCCATATCATTGCCGAACTTCTCGCGCCACTCTTCGCCCTTGCCACTAGTCTTAATAAACTTAGCAAGGTCTGCAGATGATGTTGAACGCTGTCTTCCCCAGCCATTCTTACCAACCATAACAAACTCGCCGTTGTCTTCGCGTCCCCAATAGATAGTTGGATTGCCGTCCCACTTAATAGCAACGTCTGAACTATCTGTTCCTAGGTTATCTAGTATGTCTGCGGCCTTGTTTGCGCCTTGCGACCCGTCAACAAACACTAGGTCCTCTAAGTGTTGATACTCACGGCCAACTTTTGCTTCTGTTAATATGCGGAATTCACCAAATCTCATTTTACTAATACGCTCGCTAGTGTAACAATTCTACTTAGTTGCTTGTCGGCTAATGATTCAAATGTTGACTCAGGTACTTGTTTACCTGCTTTCTCCATTGTTTCTTTCCAGGGAGCAATAAGCTCTTCGTAGTTTGGATCTTTCTTTAAAAATGCAAGCATTGTTTCTACAGTAATTGTATCAGATTCTTTTGCGCCTTTGCCTAGTAGCATAGGTGCAATATCATTCCAGTTAGAAGCAACTACTTCATCGCCTTGTGCAGGATCAACTAAGCCAAACTTAGGACTAAATTTTAAGCCGCGTCCTCTTGCAATACTTGATAACAATATAGCTCTGTCTGTTCCGCCAAACTGTGGTGTGCCGCCTCGCTTTGCTCCACGTTGGAACTCTGGGTTGTCAGTAAACATAAAGTCTGTTTGCACATATCCATTCTTGGAGTTGCCTGCAATAGGTGTACGGAAGTGAACTTGATCGCCTGCATTATGAATCCAACCGTCTGTCTTCTTGCGGCCTTTGTTCATAATAGCTTCGTCATCAATGCCTTTTGATTTTAACCAACTAGTAAGTTTAGCAATCAATTGTTCTTTGCTGATTTTACTTGCGTCTGTATTTAAGTCTAGGTCACCGGAACTATTCTTTTCAAACTCTCCGTCTGGATCGTTCTTCTTACCTGTTGTACCTAACCAATCTTCTTCATCGTAGACTAAGCCTGTAATCTTTTCTATAAAGTTTATTGAAGCTTGTACGTCTTTGGTTGCAATGCGCTGAGTAAGAGGTCCTTGCTCAGATTTAAATATGTTGCCACCTTCTTTAAGTATTGTCATTTTTTTTACTCTCAATAATTCTGTTAATACTTCTCTTAAACTTGCGTGGATCGCCTGATTTAATACTGTTAATAAATCTACGTTCTAGCTCAGATGCGTTATCCTGATCATAAGTTCTATGTATCATGTTTAATAAATTAATAGAGCTTTCAATAATATTACTCGCTGAGGCTTCAATCAATAGATCATTATTATCCTTGGGTCTACCAATATTGTTTAGTTCTTCAAGTATACTTCTAGTTTTTTTACGCATTGGTTTACTTTCCTATATTTGTATTTAGTTACAATAACAATAAATAAATGTACATTATGGAGGGCACACATGCAAGGTATAGAAAAGTTAAGTTTTTTAGAACGTTCATTGTTATTCGCTAAGTTATCAAGTGTAGCATATAGTAACATATCGGACGCTAAAAAGCAAGCAAAAAAATTAGGATTCACGACTGTAGAATTTTATGACAAAGAAGGAGCTCAAGCATATCGTTTTATGAACAAAACGGATTTAGTAATCGCTTGTAGAGGAACACAACCAACAGAGTTTAACGACATCAAAGCAGATTTAAAAGCATTGCCAGTACTAGCTGAAACAATTAGTAGAGTACACAGAGGATTTAAAGCAGAAGTAGATGTGCTTTGGCCTATGGTTGAAGAAGATGCATTGCGTAAAACAAATGTAAACAAGACACTTTGGTTCTGTGGACACTCGTTAGGTGCAGCTATGGCAACAATCATGGCTAGTCGTTGCAAGCACAATATTGATCTAAATGATCCAGTACAATTATTTACTTACGGTTCGCCTCGTGTAGGGTGGAAAGGTTACTGTAATAGTTTAAACGTTGAGCACCATAGATGGAAAAATAATAACGACATCGTTACCACTGTGCCTCCAAAATTTTTAGGTTACAAGCATCATGGAACTGAAAACTATCTTAATGCTTATGGACTAATTCGTACACCTACCGGATGGCAACTATTCAAAGACAAGTGGCGCGGCATCTGGATGGGGCTAAAGCAAGGTAAGATAGACAGCTTCTCAGATCATAGCATTGACGAATACATCAAACATATTGAAACAGCGTTAGACGAATAAACTACTAACGCTTTCTTCGTTTGATACTCTACGTATTGCTTCACCAAACAAAGGCGCGACACTTACCTGTCGTGTCTTTTTGCAATTTTTAGGACAACGATTGCCAATACTGTCAGTGATTACTAGTTCCTCAAGTACACTCTTTTCAACCTTTTGACATGCTTCGCCTGATAATACGCCGTGTGTGATATATGCACGAACACTTAGGGCGCCTGCATCCATAATAGCTTTCGCTGCACTACACAATGTTCCGCCACTATCAATAATGTCGTCTACTAAGATAGCGTGTTTACCTTTAACATCACCAATCAGCGCCATTACTTCACTCTTGCCTGCTTCTGGTCTACGTTTGTCTACAATAGCAATATCCCCATGGAACATGTCTGCAAACTTACGAGCTCTAACAGCGCCGCCTGCATCTGGTGATACAAATACTGTAGGCTCTTCTGTGTTTACTTTATACTTGATGTCTTTGGCAAACACTTTACGGCTTGTTAAATCGTCCACCGGAATATCAAAGAAGCCCTGTATCTGTCCTGCGTGTAGATCCATTGTAAGGATCCTATCAGCGCCTGCGGTTGTTAGTAAGTTTGCAACTAGCTTTGCTGTAATAGGAGTACGTGAAGCACTCTTACGATCTTGTCTAGCATAACCAAAGTAAGGAATAACAGCAGTAATACGACTAGCACTACTTCGCCTTGCAGAATCAATCATTATCAAAAGTTCCATTAAACTGTCATTAACAGGAGTTGATGTACTTTGTACAATAAACACATCCTCGCCTCTAACATTTTCTTGAAACTCAACATTTGTTTCACCGTCTGCGAATGTTGATATTGTTGCTGGTACTAGTCCGGCAAAACAGTGTTCTGCAAT